TTCCGAGTGCGCTCGCTGCGGTCAATCAATGCGCTTAATTTCTGGCTTGGTGTGTGTTTGCTCTTTCTTGCAACGCTAAAGGAGAGTGAGAAAACCAATTTGTTGTACCGAGACTGCATCGAGGCCGCAAAGCCGATCAAGGATCAGGTGCATTTCTTCTACTACAGGATTGCTGACGGCATAGGCATGATACTATCGAAGGCGCGCTCTGGCATCCGCGGGTATTTCAAGCCGCTCAGACCAAATCAGGGACAGATGCGTATTCGGGGGTATTGCTTGGCCTGAAATTTTCGAACAGCTGCATCTGGGCCGGGGTGTTTTTTGCGGAAACTCAAATGAACTTGAGAACCTCGACCGCATCCCCGAAGAGGAGGGCGGGGACTTATACCTTATCAACGGCAACATGCTCCCGCTTAAACAAGCAGGTGCTTTTGCAGATACAGAAAACGGAAAGGAGGATTCCGATGAAGAAGTTCTGGAAGTGGAAGGCCAGGACGGTAACGGACCAAGCGGGACAGGAAACAGTGACGGAACGGACGCTGTTCCTGAACGGCACGATCGCCGAGGAAAGCTGGTTTGACGATGACGTCACGCCGAAAGTTTTCAAGGACGAACTGAATGCCGGGAGCGGCGACATCACCGTATGGATCAATTCCCCCGGCGGCGACTGCGTGGCGGCTGCCCAGATCTACAACATGCTGATGGATTACAAGGGCAATGTCACGGTCAAGATCGACGGCATTGCGGCGTCCGCCGCATCGGTCATCGCAATGGCGGGGACGAAGGTGTGCGTATCGCCTGTTTCCATGATGATGATCCACAACCCCGCTACCGTTGCGTTCGGCGACAGCGCGGAGATGCAGAAAGCCATCGAGATGCTTGCCTCCGTCAAGGACAGCATCCTCAACGCCTATGAGATCAAGACGGGGCTGTCCAGGGCGAAGCTGTCGCACCTCATGGACGCGGAGACCTGGATGGACGCAAACAAGGCAGTGGAACTGGGCTTTGCGGACGAGGTCATGAAACGCCCTGAAGCGGGGGCGGAGGATGCAGGACCGCCGGAAGTATCGATGCTCTATTCCAGGGCGCAGGTGGTGGACTCCCTGATGGACAAGATCGCCGGACGCTGCAGGATAGACCGTAAAACAACTGAAGACAGTACCAAAGTGAAAGCCGATTCCCTCATGGACCGGCTTTATTTATTGAAAAATTGGAGGTAAATACCATGAGCAAGATCCTTGAGATGATCGAAAAGAGAAACCAGGCGTGGAACGCGGCAAAGGCATTTGTGGAGAGCCGCCAGGACAAGGACGGCCTGCTTTCCGAGGCTGATGCCCAGACCTACAAAGAGATGGAACAGAAGGTCATGAACTATGGCAAGGAGATCGAACGCCTGCAGCAGATGGAGGCTATCGATGCACAGATGTCCATGCCCGTAAATACCCCCATCACCGCGAAGCCGATGAAGGGCGGTATGGAGGACAAGCCGGTGAAGGCCGGCCGCGCGTCCGATGAGTACAAGAAGGCGATGCTTGACGCGCTCCGCTCCAACTTCAAGCGCGTGAGCAACGTCCTGCAGGAAGGCGTGGACGCTGACGGCGGTTACCTTGTTCCGGAGGAGTACGACAAGAGGCTCATCGATGTCCTTGAGGAAGAGAACATCATGAGACGCCTCGCCACCCGCATCACCACTTCCGGTGAGCACAAGATCAACATCGCGGCCACCAAGCCTGCGGCAGCGTGGATCGAGGAAGGCGGCGCACTGACCTTCGGGGATGCGACCTTCGACCAGATCCTGATGGACGCACACAAGCTGCACGTTGCCATCAAGGTGACCGAGGAACTCCTGTACGACAATGCCTTCCATCTGGAAAGCTATATCCTTACCCAGTTCGGCAAGGCCCTCGCCAATGCTGAGGAGGATTCCTTCCTGAACGGTGACGGCAACGGCAAGCCCCTGGGACTGTTTGCGGAGGCCGGCGGCGGCCACGTGGCAAATACCGTGGCATCCATCAAGGCTGACGACATGATCGACCTCGTTTATGCGCTGAAGCGCCCGTACCGCAAGAAGGCAGGCTTCATCATCAACGACAAGAACCTGGCGGTGATCCGCAAGCTGAAGGACGGCAACCAGGCCTATATCTGGCAGCCTTCCTATACGGCGGGCGAGCCTGACCGTATCCTCGGCTACCCGGTCTATACTTCCGCATTTGCACCGGAAGACGCCATCTCCTTCGGCGACTACAGTTACTACAACATCGGCGACAGGGGCAGCCGTTCCTTCGCAGAGCTTCGTGAACTGTTCGCCGGGAACGGCATGATCGGCTACGTTGCCAAGGAGCGCGTGGACGGCAAGCTGATCCTCCCGGAGGCAGTGCAGATCCTGAAGATCGGCAAGGCGTCCGGCAACTGATCTAACCGGCACGGCGGGGCATAAAAACCCCGCCTTTTATGACTGTGGGGTGGGGTTATGGCTATAACGCTTGATGAAATGAAGAATTACCTGCGCGTGGACTATCCCGAAGACGATGCGCTCATCGAAAGCCTGATATCCTCCGCCGGACAGCTGTGCATGGATGTGGCAAGGGCAACGGACAAAGGGGAGTTTATGGAAAAGCCCGTCTCGAAGATTGCCGTGATGTATGCGGTGGCATACCTGTACGAGCACCGTGAGGAGGCTGACCACCATGAACTTATGCTGACGCTCCGTGCCATGCTTTCAGGTATCCGGGAAGGGGAGTTTTTCTGATGGATATTGCGGCGATGAATGTGCGGGTGGCCATCCAGAAGAACGAGGCCATCACGGACAAATACGGGAATCACAAGAATGCCTGGACGGATTACTTCTCCTGCTACGCCACCATCAGCGGTGAGACCGGGCAGGAACAGGCCGTTGTCGGCGAGACGGTGGAGAACACGGATATGAACGTGACGGTGCGCTACTGCAGGGAGACTGCCGCCGTCACATCCACGAAGTTCCGCCTGGTGTTCATGGGCGAGGTCTACGACATCCTTGCAGTGGACCACCTGAACTTTAAAAGGCACGGGCTTAAGTTCCGGTGCCGGAAAGTGAGGCGGTGACATGGCAGGAAAGAAAGTCGCCGTGGACGGCCTTGCGGATGCCGTGGCGGGGATGCTCGATGAATATGCCCGGGCCACGGAGCAGGACATGAAAAAGGCAGTCAGGGACGCCGGGAACACCGTGAAGAAAGCCATCGGCGAGGGAGCCCCCGTAAAGACCGGGAAGTACGCCAAAAGCTGGGCGGTAAAGACCACGAAGGAAACGGCGAACGCCCTGGAGGTGACGGTGCATTCGAGAAACCGCTACCAGCTGGCGCACCTTTTGGAGCATGGCCATGCCAAGCGTAACGGGGGCAGGACACGGGCCATCCCCCATATCGCGCCTGCGGAGCAGCAGGGCATCGAACAGCTGGAGCGGGACATCGAAAGGAGCCTGAGGAATGGATAAGCTGCTGGAAATGATCGCGGAGATGGGGATTCCTTCCGCTTACGACCACTTTGCGGAGGGTGAATCACCGCCCCCGCCTTTTATCACATACCTCCTCCCCGGGAGCGACAACTTCCCGGCGGACGGGAGGGTCTACTTCCGCATCATGGAAGCCCACATTGAACTGTACACTGACGAAAAGGACCCGGCAGTGGAACGGAAAGTCGAGGCCGTGCTTGATTCGCACGGCATTTTTTATGACAAGACAGAGGTGTGGATAGACACCGAGAAACTGTATGAGGTCCTGTATTCGTTTGAAATGGAGGATTAAGACATGGGTAACAAGGTCAAATACAATCTGAAAAACGTCCATGCGGCAAAGCTGACGGAGACCGTCACGGACGGCGTGGCTGCCTTTTCCTACGGTACCCCGAAGGCCATCCCCGGCGCTGTTTCCATCAGCCTGGATGCCGAGGGCGAATCCAGCCCGTTCTATGCGGACGGCATCGTGTATTTCCGCTCGGTGACCAACAACGGCTATTCGGGCGACCTCGAGATGGCACTCGTGCCGGAATGGTTTCGCACGGAGATCCTGCAGGAGGAACTGGACGCCAAGGGAGTGCTCGTGGAGAAGAGCACCAATAAGGAGAGCGTCAAGTTCGCGCTGCTCTTTGAGTTCGACGGGGACGTCAACTGCATCCGCCACGTCCTTTATAACTGCACCTCCTCCCGCCCGTCCATCGAGTCGGAGACCAAGGAGGACACCATCGAGCCGGGTACGGAGAAACTGTCCATTACGGCAGACCCGAGGGCGGACGGCCTTGTGAAGGCCCGCACCGGGGACACGACAGATGCCGCGGCATATGACAACTGGTACAAGTCCGTTTACCTGCCTGCCGGGACGGCAGCATCCACGAACAGCACCGGCGGTACAGGCAGCAAGGGTTAAGGGGGTACACGGCCATGATCGAACGCACCATTAAGATCTCCGGCAAGGATGTGGCATTCCGTTCTTCTGCAACGGTGCCCCGCCTTTACCGGGCGAAATTCAAGAGGGACATCTTCAAGGACCTGGGCAAGCTGGAGAAGTCATTCTCCAAAAAGACGGATGAGGGGGCGGAACTCCAGATCGACGACCTGGAGATCTTCGAGAACGTTGCCTATGTCATGGCGTTCCACGCCGACCCGTCCATCCCGAAGACCATTGACGAATGGCTCGACCAGTTTGACATGTTCTCGATCTACGAGGTGCTGCCCCAGATCCTGGAACTGTGGGGCGAGAACCTTATGACGGATGTCCAGGCAAAAAAAGGACTGGCAGAAGTGAGCGGGAAATGACCACGCCGCTGTTCCTTCTGCGCTGCACGGAGGTCGGGATCTCTATCAGGGACCTCGACCTCCTTACTATCGGGCTTGTACTCGATATCTGGACGGAAAAGTCCAATGACGGCGTGAAGTACAGGAGGATCGCCGACCAGGGCGACTTCGACAAATTCTAAGCTGCGAGGGAGGTGGGGATCATGGCAGGCAGCAGGATAAAGGGTATCACGGTAGAGATCGGCGGTGATACCACCGGGCTTGACAAGGCCCTGAAAAACGTAAACAGCACGATAAAAAGCACCCAGTCGCAGCTGAAGGATATCAATAAACTGCTGAAGCTCGACCCGGCAAACACGGAACTGCTTTCACAGAAACAGGCAGTATTAAAGGAAAAGATCGGGGCGACAAAGGAGAAACTGGATGCCTTAAAGACCGCCCAGGAGCAGGCAAAGCAGCAACTGGAATCCGGTGATCTCGGAAAGGACAAATACGATGCCCTGCAGAGGGAGATCGTGGAGACCGAACAGGAACTGAAGAACCTCATCCGGGAGGCCGCTGAAGCAAACGGGACCTTAAACAAGATTGATGCAGTTGGCAGGAAGTTCGAGGAAGTGGGCGGCAAGATGACCGCTGTCGGCAAGGGGCTGACCACCCATGTCACGCTCCCCCTTGCGGCGGTCGGCGCGGCAGGGGCTAAGAGTTTCGCCGAGGTCGATAAGACCATGCAGCTCACCAACAAGACGATGGGCAATACCGAAGAACAGGCGGAGATGCTGAACAAGGCCATGAAGGACGCGGCTGCCAACTCCACCTTCGGTATGACCGATGCCGCGACAGCGACACTGAACTTTGCCCGTGCCGGACTGGATGCGGAACAGGCGGCTTCTGCCCTTGCCCCCTCCATGAACCTGGCGGCGGGCGAAGGCGGCAACCTCGATACCGTGTCCGCAGGGCTTGTGGCAACGATCAACGGGTTCCACGGCAGTTTTTCGGATGCCGGGAAGTATGCGGATGTATTCGCGGCGGCCTGCAACAACTCTGCCCTTGACGTGGACAGCCTCTCAAGCGCCATGTCCGTGGCCGCACCGATCTTTTCCGCAGCCGGATATTCCGTCAATGACGCAGCCCTTTACATGGGTGTCATGGCAAACAACGGTATCGATGCGGACAAAGCCGCCAACTCACTGAAGACGGGCCTTGCCCGCCTGGTGTCCCCGGCCAAGGAAGGCGCGGAGAAGATGGCCGAACTTGGCATCTCCGTCACCAATGCGGACGGCACCATGAAGGACTCCGTAACGGTCCAGAGGGAATTGCACGAGGCTTTCGGAAAACTCTCCGAGTCGGAGCAGATCGCGGCGGCATCCGCCATCTTCGGCAAAAACCAGATGGCACCCTGGCTTGCCCTGATCAATACCGCTCCCGGGGACGTGGATGCCCTGAACGGCTCCCTTGAGAACTGTGCCGGAACTACGGAAGAAATGGCGCAGGCCATGATGAGCGGTTTCGGCGGTTCTTTGGAAAAGCTGAAGAGTTCCATCGATGTACTGATGACTTCCATCGGCGAGGCTCTTGCACCGACCATCCAGAAGGTGGCCGATGTGGTGCAGAAACTGGTGGATAAGTTCAATGCCCTGACGCCTGCCCAGCAGGAGACCATTGTCAAGATCGGGCTTGTCGTGGCGGCGGTCGGGCCGGCACTTGTCGTATTCGGCAAACTCACCACTGGCATCGGTCAGGGGATGCAGGCATTTTCAAATATCGGGAAAAGCATACTGGTCTTCAAGGGGAATGCACAGGCCGGGATTGGAATCGCGGGTTCCCTTGCCAATGGCATGAAGGCGCTCTGGGGCGTCCTTATGGCAAACCCGATCATCCTTGTCATTGCCGCCATCGCTGCGGCGGTTGCGGCGCTGATCTATGCGTATAACCACAGCGAGAAGTTCCGCGAATTCGTGAACAAGCTGTGGGAAGGGATAAAGACAGCCTTCGAGGGGATCAAGACTGCCATCCAGGCTGCCATGAATTTCGTGGTGGAGGTATTCCAGGCAGTAAGCCAGAAAGCCTCCGAGATATGGGAAGGCATCAAGACTTTCATTTCCGGGACGATGGACGCCATCAAGACCACGATGGAGACCATCTGGAATGCCATCTCCGGCGTAGTGACCGCGGTGTGGGAAACCATCAAGGGGGTGGTGCAGGTCGCAATCCTGTTTATTAAGGAGATCCTGACGGCGGCATTCAACATCCTGACGCTCCCGTGGCGTTTCATCTGGGAGAACTTCGGCGGAGTCATTACGGCGGCCTGGGAGAAGATCAAGGAGACCGTATCCACGGCCATCGATGCTATAAAAACGGTGATCGAAACCGTGTGGAACGCTATCGTGGCATTCCTGACCCCGGTCCTTGAGGGGATCAAGACGGCATTTACCACTGCATGGAACGCCATAAAAACAGTGGTGACTACGGCCGTTAATGCAATAAAAACCACGATACAGACGGTGTGGAATGCGATAAAGGCATTCTTTACCACGATATTCAATGCCATAAAGCAGCTGTTTACCACAGCCTGGAATGCCATCAAACAGACGGTGACCACTGTGGTGAATGCGATAAAACAGACCGTCACCACAGTCTGGAACGCCATAAAAACGGCCATCTCCTCTGTGCTGAACAGTATCAAGGGTACGGTCAGCAGCATATGGAACGGCATCAAGTCGAATATATCGTCCGTGGTGAACTCCGTGAAGAGCACGGTGACCAGTGCTTTCAACTCCTTAAAGGGCAGTGTGGGCAGTATTTTCAATGGCATCAAAAGTACGGCATCCTCAGTGTGGAACAGCATCAAGACGGCGATTACAACGCCAGTTACCAGGGCGAAGGACACGGTAAAGGGCCTGATCGACAGGATCCGGTCGTTCTTCAATTTTTCCTGGTCACTGCCGCACTTAAAACTCCCGCACGTCCATATCAGCGGCCACTTTTCACTGACCCCTCCCTCCGTACCGCATTTCTCGATCGACTGGTACAAAGAGGGCGGCATCATGACGAAACCGACCATGTTCGGGCTGAACGGTTCGAGCCTGATGGCAGGCGGCGAGGCAGGCGCGGAGGCGATCCTCCCGCTGAAGGGGTTCTACGACCAGTTATCATCCATGCTCGATGAACGGCTGGACATGGCCGGGATGGAGCGGTACCTGGCGATCATTGCAGACAACAGCAGCAAGGGCATCTACCTGGAGGACGGTACGCTTGTCGGCCACCTCCTCCCTGCCATAGATTCCGGGCTTGCGAGATATTCCATGAGGGGAGGGCGCGGAAACCGATGAACAGCATATTTACCGGGGCACTTATCGGTGACGAACACACCCTCCGCGACTGGGGTGCTGCAATCACCAACAGTGACACCATATCCGTGCCGGAACCGAACACGGTGCTGTTGGAAGTCCCGGGCAGGAGCGGGCGGCTTGACCTCTCCGAAGTCCTGACCGGGGATGTCTCCTACGGCAACCGGGAGATCAAGCTGAAACTGGCTGCGGAAACAAACCGTGAGGAATGGGTCGATACCTGTTTCCACATCTTCAATAAATATCATGGCCGGATGGTCCATGTCACCTTTGACGAGGACCCCGGCCATTTCTATGTCGGAAGGGCGTCCGTGTCCGACCCGCAGAGGGTGGCATCGGCAGGACAGCTGACGGTGACCATAGACGCGGAGCCGTTCCGGTATGAGCAGGAGGAATACGAGGTGACCTTTACGGGAACGACTACGGCGGTGTCCGGTACGGTGGAAAACCTGCGGATGCCCGTGAGTCCGGCCGTAACGGTGCCGTCCGCCTGCCAGTTGTTCCATGACAGCAAAATCTATGAACTGAAAAAAGGGACGCAGGTTGTCCCAGGTCTGGTGCTTCATTCCTTTGAGAATGAGATATCGGTCACGGGCGCAAAGAGTATCACATTCAAGTTCCGGAGGGGGTGCCTGTAATGTATGAGATCTACCTTGACGGGCAGCTTTTCTATGACCCCCGTATCCCGGAACTGGCACTTACAAATCTCTCCTGCGAACTGGAAGTGAATAAGACGGGAACCCTGAAATTTACCGTTCCGGCCACGCACCCGCTAAAGGACGGTCTTCAGAAGATGTACTCGGAACTGTCACTCTATCAGGACGGCGAGTGGATCTACTCCGGCAGGGTGCTGTCGGACGAAACGGACTTTTACGGGAACCGGACCGTGGAGTGCGAGGGCGAACTGTCCTACCTCCTCGACAGCATCCAGCGGTACCACGAATACCATGACATTTCCGTGAAGGATTATTTCACCGACCTTATTACCAGGCACAACGCCGATGTGGACAGCCGGAAACGCTTCACGGTGGGTGAAGTGACGGTCGTCGACAGCAACGACAGCCTTTACCGGTATTCCACCTACGAGAACACCTGGAAGACCATTGAGGACAGGCTTATATCCCGGCTCGGTGGATATGTGCGTATCCGGCATGAGGACGGGAAACGGATCATCGACTATATCGGAGATTATGGCCACACCAATGACCAGGTGATCCGGTTCGGTGAGAACATCCTCGACCTGGTATCGGAGGTGGGCTGCGACAGCCTCGCCACGGTGGTCGTACCACTTGGAAAAAGGGACGAGGAGACGGACGAGCGCCTTACCATCAAGTCTGTCAACGGCAGCAAAGACTATATCGAAGATACGGATGCCATTGCCAAATACGGCAGGATCGTGAAGGTGGTGGAGTATGACGATGTGACGCTCCCGGAGAACCTCCTCCGGAAAGGCAGGGAGGTCCTGGACCGCCAGAAGCTGCTGACCGCCAGTATTACGATCACGGCCATCGACCTGCACCTGCTGGACGTGGATATCGAGCGGTGCAAGGTCGGCGACAATATCCGGGTAGTATCCGAGCCGCATGGCATGGACGATTTCATGGTTGTGCAGAAGGTATACATGGACCTGCTGAACCCGCAAAATTCCAAGCTGACCCTCGGCGTGACTGCAATCACCCTGGCTTCTTCCATGTCGAGGGGCACAGCGGCGGTGCTGACTTCCCTTTCCGAGAATTTTACGGCTTTTAAGCACGTGGTGACGGACAAGCTGCAGGCAGCGAATGCGGATATCGGTGCGATCCACGCACAGCTCGGCGAGTTCGACAGCCTCCTCGCACAGAAGGCAAACGTCACCGACCTTAATGCCACCAATGCCAATGTGGAGAAACTCCAAGCGGCAGACGCTGAGATACAGGAACTTGTGGCTGGGAAAGCCGGGATCGCGGAACTCAGGGCCACGCAGGCAGACGTGAAGGAACTGACCGCGGCCACGGGGAATATCGAGAGCTTGCTTGCCGGAAATGCCGGGGTGGGCACGCTCCAGGCGATACACCTTACCGGCGACAATATCGTCATCGAGGATGCCACCATTGCGCAGGCCGTCATGGACGACCTGATGGCAGGCAATGTCACGGCGGCAACGATCTTTACGGATTTTATCAAGATTGGCTCAAAGGACGGTGCGTTTTCCATAGACGGCGCGACCATGCAGATCAGGGATGAAAACGGGACCGTCCGGGTGCAGATCGGCAAAGACGCGCAGGGCGGTTTTTCCTATTACCTGTGGGATGCAGCCGGGAAACCCATCTGGTCCCCGGAGGGCATCACGGCCGAAGGCGTGCCGGACGGGCTTATCGTGGACAGCATGGTGGCTGATGACGCCGCCATTGACGGCAGCAAGCTGAACATCCGGTCTGTCGCAAAGGAACTGACCGATGACGGGACGCTTTCCGTGGATGCCTCCCATGTGGTCATGGACGATACCACGCTCGAAGCGAACTACAAGACCATGACAAAGCAGATATCCGAAAATGCCGAGACCACGGAGACCCTGCAGACGGAGTTCAAGGAAGTCCAGGGCAAGATCGAACAGAAGGTGTGGCAGTCGGATATTACCGAAGCCGTGACCCCGCTCGGCAGCAGCATCACGGAACTGTCGGATAAATACACCTCGCAGCAGCAGACCATCGAGGGGATCACGACCGAGATCGGGGATGTACAGACATCCCTGGAGAGCAAGGCGGACGGGAGCACGGTCCAGGCGCTGACCGGGAGGGTGAACAAGGTCGAAGAAACTGCCACAGGTTTTTCCCGGACGATATCGGAGATCAAGACAGAGGTGGAAAGTTCCGTAAAGGACGTGGCCGTTTACTATGCCCTGAACAATTCCGAAACCGTCCCCCCTGCTGACGATGACCCGGGATGGAGCATTGAAGCGCCGGAGTGGACGGAAGGCATGTTCATGTGGCAGAAAACAGTCACGACCTATGCCAGCGGGAACGTGAAGGCCTCCTCCCCGACCTGCCTGTCCGGTGCGGTAGGTGCTGACGGTGAAGACGCAGTCCTCCTCCGTATCGATTCCAGCCACGGCACGGTCTTTAAGAATACAGGCGTATCCACGGTGCTGTCGGTCATCATCTACCGCGGCGGCCAAAGGATCACGGCAGCGGAGCAGATGAAGGCCGTCTTCGGGAACAAAGCCAGGCTGGAATGGGAATGGCAGCGGATCGACGAAGACCGCTACGGTGTCATTTCCGCTGATGATGTAAGGCTGTCGGACGGCGGCTTTAAGTTTACCCTCGGCGCGGAGGACGTGGACGTCAAGGTCACCTTCCGCTGCAGCCTCATTATTGATTAAAGGAGCGAAAGACTATGGCAATAAAAAGTTCTGACCAGATCAGCATCGTCGACCTGACGGACGGCTTTTCGGTCATCCTTACAAATGATTCCTTCACCTTCCCAGGCAGTACCAGTGCGGCGAAGGCGGGCAGCACGACCACGACCGTTGTGGCGATGTGCGGCGCGAACCAGATCCCGGCAGCAGTGGATAACTCCAAGATCATCGCACCGGCCGGTGTGACGACCTCCGTGGATACAGACGCAACCCAGCCTACTGTGACCATATCCGTCACAACTGCTGTCAAAGCCGGTGGCACTGTTGATATCCCGGTTTCCCTGGACAACGGCAATATCATTATACACAAGTATTTCACCTTCCAGATTGCCTTCACCGGTGCAACGGGAGCTGCGGGCAGCAGCGCACAGTGGTACTCCGGCACCAAGATTACGGGAACCTCCACAACCGCCACCATCTTCTCTGACTCTGGCATCACAGCTGCGAAAGTCGGCGATATGTACCTGAACACGGATACCATGAACACCTACCGGTGTACGGTCGCGGGTGCGGCTTCCGCAGCCAAGTGGGTGTATGTCGGAAACATCAAAGGTGCGACAGGTGCAACAGGCGCAGGCGCGGTCTGGTACACAGGCACGAAGATCACCGGTACTTCTACGACCGCTACCATATTTTCCGGCTCTGGCATAACGAATGCGAAGGTCGGTGATATGTACCTCAACACCAGCACCTATAACACCTACCGGTGTACGGTCGCAGGCGCTGCGGCTGCTGCGAAATGGGTGTACGTAAACAATATCAAAGGTGCCAAAGGAGAGCAGGGTGATGCCGGCGCTGATGCCATCACCATGACCATTACCAGTTCCAACGGCACGATCTTCAAGAACACGGCGATCACGACTACGCTGACAGCCCATGTATATAAAGCCGGGGCCGAACTGGATGCCACTGCGATCGCAGCCCTGGGGACTATCAAATGGTACAAGGACGGTTCTTCCACGCCGCTTTCCACGACTGGCCCGACCCTGAACATCGGTGCCGGGGACGTTGAGAGCAAGGCAACGTACATTGCGCAGCTGGAGGGGTAAACATGGCAGTAAAGGCAAAGGCAGAAATAACCCTGGCGTCCATACGTGACGTCCAGGCAACGACAAGGTATTACCTGCTTCAAAGTTCCACTGCCTCGAAGCCTGCCAAACCGTCAGCCAACCCGCCGGGAGGGAACTGGGCAAAGACCGAGCCGTCCTATACGTCGGGCAGTACCAATAGCCTGTACCTAACGGACCTCACCGTCTTTACGGACGGTACGTTCACCTACAGTGACGTATCCTTGTCCAGTTCCTACGAAGCTGCAAAGGCCGCCTACAATAAGGCCGTGGCAGCGGAAGGGACGGCAAGCACGGCACTTGCGCAGAGCGTGGAGTATATCGTCGGGACGCAGACTGCTGCAACGGGTACATGGACCGGCGTGTCAGCAGACGGGGCACTCTATGCGGGCAAGTCGATAGCATACAAACTCCCTTACGCGGGCAGCGGGAATGCAAGCCTGGTGCTGACCCTGGCAGACGGGAGCAAGACAGCGGCGATCCCGGTATACCTTAATACCACACGGGTCACGACACATTTCGGCGCAAACGCTGTCATCAACATGACCTACGACGGGACGGCGTGGAGGGCGTCCTCCATACCGAATTCGAACAATTATGACCGGAGGCTGCACAATTCGGCGATCAAGGCTGAGGCTGCCATTACAAAGGCGCACCTCATAGCAGGCACGGCAAACGGCTATAAGATGTTGGAGGCCGGGCTTTCCTTCGACCTTGCCTACCCGGTCCTTTATGCATCGGCAGCGATCAGTGAGGGGGCAACGGCCAAAACGACCTATGAGGCATTCCCGGACGTCAATTTTTCAACGACGGGGACGATCGAGGCCGGGGCGGCCAACAAGCTCCTCTGGCTCAAGGGGACTGTAGAAGGAAACCTCTTCACGGTCGCCGGATCCAACTGGCTGACAACCGTGGTCCCTTCAGAAGACGACGGGATGCATTATATCCCGCTCGGCGTTATGGGAAGTGCGGCAGCCGGTTACTTTTCGTCCTCCAACAGGCTTTATGCGTTCGTGGACGGTGCTTTCCAGCCATTGGACAGCGCCTCAAGGATGCTGGCAGAGAAGGCCCGGGGGGAAGTCGTTGATGCGGAGGAGCGGGTCAGGACATATGCGGAGAGCGTCATGGAGCAGAAAGCCGATGAGATACAGATATCCATCAGCACGGTCACGGGGACACTGACCACGGACATCCAGGATACGAAGGACGCCCTTGCGGAAACAAGCGGGAACCTTTCGGAATCCGTGGGGGCCTTGTCACAGAGGGTATCAGACCAGGAGGACGCGCTCCTTGATTATAAACACGAGACGAGTACCTACTTCCGGTTTAACGCCAACGGCCTGAACATCGGAAAGCAGGAAGACGGCGATGAGTCCCCGTACTCTATCAACATCGACAACGAAAAGATGGCCTTCCTGCAGAATGGCCTGGAGATCGCATACGTCCAGTACAACAAAATGCACATCAATGCCATCGAGGCGATGGACAGGATGTCGGTCGGGGCGGCTGCGGACGGCGGGTACTTCGACTTCATCTCCACCATCTACGGCATGGGTGTGAAGTGGCGTGCCGTGGCGCAGACGTCATCCACGGCAAAAGCGGCGGCGAGGCTGGCGGCAAGGACGACACCCTACCAGGCGGTAACAGATGACGAGGGAGTATTTACAGTAGATTTCGGAGGCGGAGAAACATGAGTTTGACAAAGAGGACATGGAGTACCCCGATCGTAAAATCGCACACGCTTACCTTCACGGGATCTGTCAGCGGTGCAACCACAAAGCTGAGTATCGTATTCCAGGCAGCAAGTGCGATCTACGGCATGAAGAACTCCATCAACGTCTATGTGAACGGGACCAAGCAGTCTTGCACATGGACTACGAATAAGACGGAAAGCCTTGTAGGGACTTCCTACAAGACAAAGATGACCAGTTCCCAGATGACTATCAGTAAGCCGTTCTTCACGCTGAAGCTGACGGACTCATCGGATGGGGACACTTTTTATGAGGAGACTTTCTCCTTTTATGAGATCGAGAAGACGCCGACAGCCGCAACCTGTTCCGGGGGCGTCATGGACGGCAGCACGAAGTCGAAAGTGACCTTTACAACATCAGGCACGGATGCGACTTACAAAGCGACATTTACCCTGGGGACATATTCCGGTTCGGCGACGTCTACTACGAAGGAACTGACCTATGCGATCCCCATCGCCTGGTGCAATGCCGTTCCGAATGCCACTACGGGCAAGGCGAACGTGGTATGCCAGGTGCTTTACGGAGGCCAGGTCTATTCCTCAATTTCCACGACGATCACGGTTTCCGTACCTGCAAGCGTGGTTCCGACAGTGTCATCGATCACCCTTGCAGATAAAACGGGCACACCTGTACCGTCTGCATGGAACATGTTTGTTCAGCACCAGAGTGGTGTCAGGGTGTCTGCTATCACGACCGCAGGAGCCTACAGTTCTACGATCAAAACGATCAAGCTGCAGGTCGGCACCCAGTCGACCTCAAAGGATTACTCGGCCTCGGCCCTGCCGCAGATCGATACCGTCACACAAAGCGGTTCGCTGGCCTGCACGGTGACAGTTACGGACAGCCGCGGGCGGACGGCAAGCAAGACGGCCACGGTGACCTTTGTGGCATACTCTGCCCCGAAGTTCACCAAGTGCGTGAGTGAAAGGGCTACCTCCGCGGGGGAACTGGACAATGACGGTACTTATTTCAAAAGCACCACATCGGTCACATATTCCACCTGCAGCGGCAAGAACGCGATCACCCTGACGGTGAAGTATAAGAAAACGGACGCCGTGCTCTATGGGACCGCCACGACAATCTCCCCGGGAACCAACACCTGCGGCGGTGACCTTGACACCGAGTTCTCTTATGACGTGCTTTATACGGTAAAGGACCAGTTCACCACTATCACTTACATCGACTATGTTTCGACAGCCATCTACCTCATGCACTTCCTGCATGGGGGCAGGGGTGTGGCATTCGGGCAGAAAGCAACGATGGAAGGATACCTGGATTGTGCATTCAAGGCGCTGTTCCGTGACCAGGTCTTTTTTATGACCGGGAACGGTGTCCAGGTAGATGTGAGGGATATCATCACCCTGGGGACACAGACGCTGACCTCTTTCGGGAACGGGCTGTACCTGTGTGCGAAGGACGGGAAGATCATCGCCAACGTGCCCACCATCGGGACGGCAACCCCGACATCCCTTACGAACGGGCAGTTCCTCTATGCCAACAACGGGAAAATCGGCAGCAGGACAATCCCGCTGTCTGCCCTGACGGACGGTGTGATCAAGGCCGGGGATTCCGTTACCACGGCAAACATGGTGATGAACGGCTATATCACTTCCTCCTCTACGGAAGTGTTCTTCGAAGCGCCACTCGGGAAACTGATCACGGCTGCATCAGCCACGGTCACGGCAGGCACGGTCACTATCCGTACCATCAACGGCTATGCCTATAACAAGGCTTCCGGGTCCGGCGGGAAATACAGTGGGCTGACAGCCACTGATTACACGCCGGTCGTTGCCTTGAACAAGCCGAGCGGTACGGTCCGTATACGCCTGCTGAACTCGACCAAATGGACGCTGTCAAGCGGGACGGCGATCACCAACAATACCCCGGTCTCCGTAGTGGGAACGCTGACTCTGAAGTTCGCATAAGCATAGAAACACATACTTGATTGGCAGGGGCATCCGGTAACGGGTGCCTTTTTCAATACACTTTTTATCTATGGAGGAGGGTTTTTACCATGAAAGAGTTCTGGAACATGATTCAGTTCATCTTCACTGCCATCGGAGGGTGGCTCGGCTATTTCCTGGGAGGCTGTGACGGCTTGCTCTATGCCCTGGTGCTGTTCGCTGTGGCAGACTACATCACCGGGGTCATGTGCGCTGTTTCTGACAAGAAGCTGTCCAGTTCTGTCGGTTTTAAGGGAATCTGCCGCAAGGTCATCATCTTCATGCTCGTAGGCATCGCCCACATGATCGACGTGAACATCATTGCAACAGGCAGTGTACTTCGTACCGCTGTCATTTTCTTCTACCTCTCCAACGAGGGCGTGAGCCTCCTGGAGAACGCGGGACACCTGGGACTCCCGATCCCGGAAAAACTGAAGGCGGTGCTGGAGCAGCTGCATGACCGTGCGGAGAAATCTGACAGCGAGTAACAGGCAGGCGGGAGCGGGGCATGGTACCCCGTTCCCATTTTTTACGAAAGGACGGAAATGACAATGGCATACACAAACAGTAAACTTGTGGCCTATACGAAACTCAGCCCGAACCATTCCGGGCAGCGGACCCACAGCATTGACCGCATCACGCCCCACTGCGTGGTCGGGCAGTGTACGGCAGAGGGGCTTGGGGACTGGTTCGCCAGGACATCGACCCAGGCATCCAGTAACTACGGCATCGACAGGGACGGCAGGGTCGGCCTTTATGTTGAGGAGAAGAACCGTTCCTGGTGCTCTTCTTCCAACGCCAACGACCAGAGGGCTGTCACCATCGAGTGTGCGTCCGATACATCCGAACCGTACGCATTCCGTGACGCGGTCTACCAGAAACTGGTCACCCTGTGCGTGGATATCTGCAGGCGTAATGGGAAGGACAAACTGATCTGGTTCGGGGATAAGGATAAAACACTGGATTACACGCCGAAGCCCGGAGAGATGGTCCTGACCGTGCACAGGTGGTTTGCGAACAAGTCCTGCCCCGGCAACTGGATGTATGCGAGGATGGGCGACCTGGCCCAGCGGGTCACTGCGCAGCTCGGAAACGGTGCGCCAGATAACTCGCCGGCGAAGGGGACACAGGCATCTTCCCTGAAGGAACTGTCCGAGGCAGACGCGATCAGGAAAGTCAGTGCGCTGTTTACCGCTGACCAGAAAAAGAGCGGAATCCTGGCATCGGTATCCCTGGCACAGTTCATCCTCGAATCCGGCTACGGAAAATCTGAACTGGCGCAGAACGCCAACAACGTATTCGGCATGAAGAAGTCCCTGTCTGGGAATACCTGGGGCGGCTCTTCGTGGGATGGGAAGTCGGTATACACCAAGAAGACGAAGGAACAGAACAGTGACGGCTCTTATGTTATGGTCACGGCTGATTTCCGCAAATACCCGTGTATCGAGGACTCCATTGCCGACCATTCCGCATACCTGCTTGGAGCGGTGAACGGCAGCAAGCCCCGCTATGCAGGGCTTAAGGAATGCACGGATTATAAGAAGGCGGTACAGATCATCAAGGACGGCGGGTATGCCACGAGCCTTACCTATGTACAGAAACTCTGCTCCATCATCGAGCGGTGGGAGCTGACGCAGTACGATGCCGTGCCGGGTGAAAGCACAGTGGAGTGGTACCGCGTACGTAAGGCCTGGGCGGACAGCAAGTCCCAGAAGGGTGCATTCAAGGAGCTGCCCAACGCAAAGAAATGTGCTGATGAGAACCCGGGATACAGTGTTTTCGATAACAACGGGAAAGCCGTCTATACCGGGAAGGGCACTGCCTCCCCCCTGCCGTTCCTTGCCAGGGTCAGCATCGATGACCTCAATATCCGCAGGGGACCCGGGACGGATTATTCCCGTACTGGGCAGTACACCGGGAAAGGCGTGTTCACCATCGTGGAAGTAAGGAACGGACAGGGTTCTTCCTCCGGGTGGGGCAGGCTGAAATCCGGCGCAGGATGGATCTCGCTCGATTATGCTGCCAGGGTCTGACGGAACAGCAGGACACGTGGAACGGCTGAATCCTATTTCCTTATATATATAATACACATATTCTTTATACACTGATTCCCCCGTGGATTTCACAAGGCAATAGGGATTCTCGTGTTCCACGTGTTCCGTGCCCTGGAAACGGTGGCGTCGGTGTAACAGGTAATTGGCCTGCTGGTGTCTTTGGATGCCGGCAGGCCGCTTTTTTTATGTCCTCCCCTTCCTTCCGCGGGGTTGATTTTTCCGGTAAGGGACAGGGGAAGTGGAACAGTTTCCCCGGAGAGGAGGACGAGGCTATGCAGGTGACGAAGATCACGACCCCACTGGCGGAGGTCACCGTTCCGGAGCACAGGTACACGCAGGAGCAGCTGCAGAATGAATTCAATTACATCCGTGCCGAGAAGGCCACGAAGAAGATGCTCGAAAAGGGGCTTATAACTGTGGATGAATTCAACAAGATCATGGCTGAAAACAAGCGGATATTCTCACCTTATCTTGCAGCAATCCTTTGAATTATAAGTTGCTATTTCCGTGGGTATACGGGAACATGTCACGTACCGAAAGGAGGACTTTGGCATGAAGGTAATTACAAAAATCGAGCCTTCGGATGCCCTTGCGGCAAAGAAGAAAAAGCGTGTCGCGGCTTACTGCCGGGTCTCCACAGGGATGGACGACCAGCTCGTAAGCCTGGAAACGCAGAAGAGCCACTATGAGGACTACATCAGCGCAAACCCCGAGTGGGAATACGCGGGCCTTTATTATGACGAAGGCATCACCGGCACGAAGAAGGAACTGCGGCCGGCACTGATGCAGATGATCGCCGACTGCGAGGACGGCAGGATCGACTATATTGTCACCAAGTCACTCAGCCGTTTCGCACGGAACACGACCGACTGCCTGGAACTGGTGCGGAAACTCCTTGACCTCGGCATCCCGGTCTACTTCGAAAAGGAGAACCTGGACACGGGTTCAATGGAGAGCGAACTGCTGCTTTCCATCATGAGCAGCCTCGCAGAGAGCGAATCCGTATCAATCTCGGAAAACAGCAAGTGGGGCGTCCGGCACCGGTTCGAGAACGGGACGTTCAAGATTGGGTACGCCCCATACGGCTACAGTGTGAAGGACGGGGTATTTTCCATCCGCAAGGAAGAGGCAGAGTGGGTGCGGTACATCTTTTCCGAGACGCTGCGCGGAAAAGGCAGTGCGGCCATAGCCAGGGACCTGAATGAAAAGCAGGTGCCGACCCGCCGGAACGGCACGTGGACGGCATCCACCATCCGGGGAATCCTCAGGAATGAGAAATATACCGGGGACTGCCTGTTCCAGAAGACCTATTCCGATTTCCGCTTTAAGCGCCATGCAAACAGGGGCGAACGGGACCAGTTCTACATGGAAGGACACCACGAGGCAATTATCAGCCGTGAAGATTTCGATGCGGTCGGCTTACTGGTCGAGCAGCATGCGAAGGAGAAGAACATAAAGAAGGCTGACAAAAAGTACCAGAACAGGTACCCGTTCACCGGAAAGATCGTCTGCGGGAACTGCGGGTCGCCGTTCAAGCGGAAGGTAAACTACACCGGGAACCTCCGGTATCCTTCCTGGGTCTGCCGGGAGCACATCGACCACAAGGAGAACTGCACGCTTAAGGCCATCCGGGAGGAAGATATCGAGCGGGCGTTCATGACGGTGATGAACAAGCTGGCATACGGACGGAAGGAAGTCCTGCAGACGCTCCTTGACGCCCTCCGTGGCGAGACCCACAAGGCAAGCCTGCGCAGGATCAACGACATAGACGCACGGCTTGAGCAGAACACCGAACGGCGGCAGACCCTTACGTCGATCATGGCGAAGGGATACCTTGAACCGGCGCTTTATACAAAGGAGTGCAACGAACTTGCCGTGGAGGCTGACAGCCTTGCTGCAGAAAAGGACCGCCTGGTGCAGGAGGTCAACGGCAATATGAAAAAGACGGACGCACTCGGGGAACTGCTGCGGTTCACCAACCACTGCGGGATGCTCACGGAATTCGACGGGACGCTGGTGGAACGGTTTCTCGACCATATCACAGTGCATTCAAGGGACGAGGCCACCTTCCACCTAAAATGCGGGCTTGAAGTGAAAGAGAGGTTTTCCAGATGAGACAGGGACATTTGCCATATGGGTACAGGATCGTGGACGGCATGGCTGTCATTGACGAAGTCCAGGCCGCACAGGTTCGCGGGATATTTGAAGCATACCTTTCCGGCAAGGGCTACGTTGACGCGGCCAGGTCCGTGGGGCTTGAGATGTACCACAGCAGTGTCAAAAGGATGCTGCAGACCAGGCACTACCTCGGCGATGACTTTTACCCGGCGATCATAAGCCAGGAGACCTTTGACGCCGCCGAAGCGGAGCGCCTGCGCCGGATCGAATACTGGGGACGGAAATGGGATAAGAAGCCAAAGGTGCAGAAACCCATCCCCACCAGTTTCCGCTTGGGTGCGGTGGCACAAAAATACAAGGATCCATATAAACAGGCTGCCTACGCTTACAGCCTTATCGAAAGCGGGGAATGAACATGGCAACAGTAACGATGATCCCTGCCCGGCAGAGGGTCGGGAGCAGGAAAAAAGAAGACAGCGCCCCGAAACTGAGGGTGGCGGCTTACTGCCGTGTCTCTACAGAGACGGACGAACAGGCCACCAGTTATGAGGCGCAGATCGAGCATTACACGGAATACATCAGGAAGAACCCCTCATGGGAGTTTGCCGGGATATACGCCGATGACGGTATCTCCGGGACGAACACCAAAAAGCGTGAAGAGTTCAACCGCCTGATCGCCGACTGCATGGAGGGCAGGATCGACATGGTGGTCACGAAGTCGATCAGCCGTTTCGCGAGGAACACCCTCGACTGCCTGAAATACATCCGGCAGCTGAAAGACAAGAACATCGCCGTCTTCTTCGAGAAGGAAGGCATCAATACCCTGGATGCAAAGGGCGAGGTGCTGCTGACCATCATGGCCTCGCTTGCACAGCAGGAGAGCCAGAGCCTCTCACAGAACGTCCGTCTCGGCCTTCAATACCGCTACCAGCAGGGCAAGGTGCAGGTCTGTGCCAACCGGTTCCTTGGGTACGACAAGGACAAGGACGGTAACCTCGTCATCAACCCGGAAGAGGCGGAGGTCGTAAAACGGATCTACCGCGAATACCTCGAAGGCAGGAGTTACTACGACATTGGCAAAGGGCTGACGGCGGACGGGATCAAAACGGCAGCGGGCAAGGATGTATGGCTTGCCAGTACGCTGAAGAAGATATTGCAGAACGAGAAATACATCGGGGATGCCCTCCTGCAGAAGACGGTCACCACTGATTTCCTGACGAAGAAGCGGGTGGCCAACAAAGGCATCGTACCGCAGTACTATGTAGAGAACAGCCATGAGGCGATCATCCCCCGCGAGATTTATATGCAGGTCCAGGAGGAGATCGTCCGCCGGGCACACCTGCAGACGGGGACCGGCAAGCGGCGGGTCTATAGCGGGAAGTACGCCCTGTCGAGCATCGTGTTCTGCGGGCACTGCGGGGACGTGTTCCAGCGGACCCACTGGAGCCTGCCGAGTGGCAAGACGATCGTATGGCGGTGCGTGAGCCGGCTGCGCAAGAAGACGAGCGGGATAGACTGCCCGGCAAGGACGGTAACGGAGGCAGACCTGCACAAGGTCATCGTTACCGCCGTCAATCAGGCACTGGACGAAAGGGACTCCTTCCTCCCTGCCCTGAAAGAAAGCGTCGGGAAGGCGCTTTCAAGTTCGAACAGCAGGCTTATTGCGGAGGTCGATGCGAAACTGGAAAAGCTGCAAAAGGAACTCCTGAAGAAGGCAAACGCAAAGCAGGCCTTCGACAGCATTGCAGACCAGATCGAAGACCTCCGGGAAGAGAAACGACAGCTCCTGCTCGAGGATGCCACGAACGAGGGCGTCATGCAGAAGGTGCGGGAACTGGAAGAATTCATAGACGGCCAGAACGGTCCGGTCAACGAATATGACGAGGCGCTTGTCCGCAGGCTGATCGAGAAGGTTACCGTGTATGACGACCACTTTACGGTTGAGTTCAAGTCCGGGCTGGAGACGGACGTAATGATTTAG